CCGCAGCATTATCCCTCAACATTTCTTCTGCCCCTCCGATCTTTCTGACTTTTCCTGTTTTGTTGTAATAATCAACGTCAATTTTATATTTGTTTATTTTGCTGTTTACCTGTGAAGGTTTGCCCGCTGGACTTTCTAGCAGCACAGTCCCAAAGGTTCTTACTTTGGATGTTCTTATCCAAGTCATTTCCTCACCCCGCTTTTTCTAATGCCATTCCTTGCCCGTATTCCTCAGCCTTTTTAAAAATTTGTGCCTCTAATCGGCTAACCCAAATTTGACTATATCCTAATTTTTCGCCAATATCTTTCTGCGTTAGCTTCTGCCCAATCCTCATGTCATATATCATTTTGAGCTTCGGCTTGAGTTGAGCTGCGAAATCATCAAGGTAAAGGCGGTCGTGATTATCAAAGGTTTTGACATTGTATAAATCTAAAACTGTTCGCTTGCCGCCCTCATCCAATGGCCTATCCAGTGAATCTACCAAAATATGCGGCCCATTCCTCGTTCTAATCATATAAGCGCGATCCCTCATCTGACGCATGATCGCCCCCCGAATCATGGGTACGGCATAGGTGCTAAACTTAACAGAGCCTCCGTCTATACCGGAATATCTAGTTGGATCGAACTTCTGATATGCTTTAATCAGGCCAATGTAAGCAATTGATAGGAAATCATCTTTATCAAACTGGATGTATTCGTTTGCAGCCTTGATAAATCCCCAGGCAACTTTATTGGCAAGTTTCATATTGTTTTCAATAAATTCGTCTGGTGTACCGGGTAAATGCGGGTTTTGCTTCATTTTCTTAACTCCTTTTCTACTTTTATCATTTGAGCATAAAGTGCTTGATATTTTGGCAGCCATTTTTCAATCTCTTCTAATGTTCTCTCAGACGAACAAAGCCAATCTATAGCTTTGTGAACGTGTTGGTAAAGGCTGTCGTACTGCTGCTGTAGTGTCATGGCGTTACATCCCAAGGTGCTTTCTCTAAATGCTTGTCCCAATGAAACTTATAGGCTAATGTTGAATTTGTTTCCTTATCTATCTCTAGCAAAAGCCCTGTCTCATTTTCAAAATGCACATTGCAGCAAGCAAGGTCCGAATAATATCTGTTTTTAAGAACACATATCTTACCGTTAATCCCTGCTGCTATTTCGACAGGATCATACTCCCTTATGACAGAGATAATGTTATCAGCCTTATTACTAATATCAGAGGACCCACTTATCTGCTCAAAATCCATATCGTCACCCTTTTTATAGGTCTTGTTAGGATGCAACACTAAGATTATGTGGGTATGGTACGAATCGGCTAAGTTATGGCACTTTTGAAGAAAATCAGCTTGTGCTTCTAACTTCTCAGATGCTTGCACAGACAAAATACTCATAAGGTTATCAATCACAATTAGGTCAAATTTGTTAACCTTTATCTCGACTTCCACCATCTTGAAAAGTTGGTCAATGGTTTTTAATTTTGATTCCCCTTTATTGAAAAGAGTAAGCTTTCCTTCGTGCCATTTCTGCAACGCCTCCAATACTAAAGGAGTTGGTTCTTTGTGAAATTTCTTGTTCACCTTGATAACTTTGTAGTATTCCTGATTCCTGCCAATCACACATTGGTAAAGTTCATTGATTAGCTTTTCAGAATTGCCCTCCCCACTCATCAAATAGACTTTGTTATCCTTTTCAATGGCATTGGCTATAATCTGCTTTGTTAAAGTTGTTTTGCCGCCATTAGAACGCCCGGCTATTAACGTCACACATCCAGGAGCCAAATCATTTATGGCGTAGTCGATAGTATTAAGCCCTGTTGGAATATATCTCCCTGTAATGCTCGTTAGCCCTTTGTATGGAGTTTTGTCTAAGTCCCTTCTACCCTCAATCTTGAACCTTGCACTCTCAATAAGCTGGATTACTTTCTTTTCTCCATAAAGCAAATATTCTTCATTAATGTCCTTTTTCACATAAAGCTTTTTATCAATGAGCTTTGCTTTATCTCCGAACATATCTACAAAAGTTTTATCCATGTTGTTTCCAGAATCATCATTGTCGGAAACAATTATCAGAGCTTCAAAACTGTTTAAGAATTCCTTAGATTGCTCCAAGAGAGCGTTCATACTGTTGGCTCCGGCCCCTACACTAACCGCATTCTCATAGCCGCATTGATTAATGCACATACAATCAAATTCACCTTCGCAAATTATTAATTCTGTGCCAATGGTTATATTTTGAGCATTAAACAGATATGGTTTAGAGCCTGTCAGGGAGGTCATTTTAGGCTTCGGAGGGTCCTTCATAGGCTTTCTGAGCTTATACCCTACCAATACCTCGTATTTGAAGTATGGGAAGGCTATGTTGCCCTTATGTGACCGTAGGTCAAACTTTGCGATAGTCTCAGCAGTGATGCCTCTTGACTTGATATACTCAAAACATTCATTCGTAATTGGTTTGATATTAATTAGTTCACTAGAAAAGGTATCCCGATTCTTTTGCATCGAAGTTGCTTTGTAATCATTAGTTCCTAAAAGTTCATTTACCACTTCTTGATGGGAATAGTTCAGGTGATCTCTGTAATAGCCGTAAATATCAATATTCATTCCACAGGTAAAGCAATGAAACTGTAATAGCTTCGGGTCCCAACTTAATGAAGGGTTTTTATCCCCATTCTTATGTTGATAAATGTTGCAGCAGTGATATTTTCTACCCTTACGTCTTAGTCCAATACCAGAAGCAATAATGTTTTCTGCTGCTTGTCCATAATTTAATTTGATCTGCTTAATTGCCTCAAGATCATCCACGGTATCCACTTCCCTATTGATTTAGGTAGTCAGTTTCAACAAAGTTAAGTTTTACTGGTTGTGGAGTAGCTTTAATATCGCTTTCCAGATAATCAGCATAACCACTGTTAAAGAATGTGCTGCCGTTCTGATACTTTAAATCAAAGCCAGTTTTCCTTTGTGCTTCTACATAAGACTTATAGGATTCAATACATTTAGTAACTTTCTCCGTACCAAGTTTATAGAGTATGGCTTTTTGCTTTTTAGAAACTTTGTTGACTCCCTTTTTGTTTGGGTAAAAGCTCCAAATGTTTTTGAAAAAATCTTCTATATTAATATCTTTTTCTTTTTCTATATCTACTTCTAGGGAGTTAACATTAACTTTACTGTTAGCTTTACTGTTAGCTTTACTGTTAGCTTTACTGTTAACTTTACAGTCACCAGTTGCTAACATTTTTTGCTTCTCACGGTATTGCTGCATGTAGTTCTTCATATATTCCTTGCGTTCTTCGAGTTGGTCTAAGTTTTGATGTTTACTCCAATTCGGTATGGTTACAACATCGTTTATAATTTCGATCATCCCGAATTCCTCAAAGGTTTTAAGAGCTAATCGAACGGTGTTTATCGGCCTTCTGAATATCGTTGCAAGCATTTCCTCTGTGTATGGTATTTTGTTATTCAGCATAAGCACGCCGCCGTTGTTCGTTTTACCGGATAAGCAAAGAATTTTGAACCATATAACTAAGATTGAATCTGCTTCTGGCATACTTTCGATAAGAATGATTTTTTCATCGTCGAATATGTCAACGATTATTTTGATCCACTTTACATCAGACATTCTTGCCACCCCTAAAGGTGGTTTGAGGTTTAATACCTTTTCTTGAATTACATTTTCGGCATGCCGTAGTTAAGTTTGATAAAACGTTATTACCTCCCTTAAATACCGGGTGAATATGGTCAATAGTCAAATCTCTTCTTGATCCACAATACTGACATGTAAAATTATCACGTTCCCATATTTCCCAACGTAGTGCACTTGGTATTGTACTTGAAATATTGGGCTTTACGAGTTTGCTTTCTGCCTTTGATTCTTCGCTGCTTGACAATAACTTAGAAATACATGAGAGGCAAAGCGTAAAATCTTTATCTTCCCAATAGGCAAAGCCAATCCCATCTATCAATTCATTACAATTGTCGCAACGATGAAGAGGTATTAAATCTCCCATATAAAAAACCGTTTCATCAGTTTTCACCCTTACTCCCCCTCAACAATTGAAAACACATCGTCAAATCCTATACCCAATGCTTCGACAATTTTCTTGGCAACTCCCGGACCTGGGTTAGCGTTGCATCGCTCAATGTCCGACATAGTTGATCTTGAAATTCCGATCTCTCTTGCCAATTCAGAGCTTTTAAGACCTTTGCGGATTCTATACGCCGATAATTTAAGACCGTCCGTTTTAATCTTTACCATGCTAATTCTCACCTCCGATTCCTTATTTTATCTTACATACTAATTATACCCCTATTAGTCATTCCTTTCCATGACAGAGTTCGACGAACTTCGCGGAAGGTTGCGGAAGGATAAAGAAGGTTGCGTAATTAGCTATACTTATTTCCTATGGCTTGATTAGTTTTCCATATGTTAGGCTATACCATAAGCAAAATAGTGGGGGCCTTAAATTATGATGTTACCCCCACGCTGCCAAAGATGATTATTCGGTTACAACTACTCTTCCGGGTTCAACTAAGTCTTTGAGTTCATTCTCAAAATAAGCCTTAATATTCTTCCTAGCTGCCAGTTTCCACGCTCCACCGTCAGCCTCGAATAATGCTGCTTCTGGTCCTTTTCTCAGACGCAATAAGAATTCACTTTCCGGTTGTTCAACTTCAAGGAATGTACGGTAAGGAGATAATTTGATAATTGTTGGCATTTGCATTTTGCTCAGGGTTTGTACCCCTTCTTTAACGGTAACTTGCTGCGATATCCCATCATCAACACTGGTTTTAATCGCATCTTCCTGTACATTGCCAAGGACCTTAATGAGTTTGTCCCTCATTTCGGTTTGGATAAATGTACTTTTTAACATGATGTTCATTGCTTCAAGATCAACATAGCGGTCAAATACAACGTCAGGCAATTCGGCAACCGCAGAGTACAAATTAAAGCGTTCTAGGTGGTCCCTCAAGGTGGTTAATACATTTACCTTAGTTGGGCTTTCAACGTGTACCACAAGGTCATTTAAGGCCCCATGATTGATTTCCTTTTGTATAAGATCAACTAGGCTGGCAAGGGTTTTTGTTGCGAAAATCTTTGGCTCATCTTCCGGTAATCGTACAAGCTGACGGTTAGCATATCTGCGCCCGTTGTGTTCTGTAATCTCCGTAGCCCTTAAACCTAACAAGTATTCCAACGCTTCTTTTTGATCAAACATTATTTTGTACCTCCTACTGTTAATTTAATGACATTAACTTTTTCATCCTCATCAAACATATGAACTTGGTTTGGATCGTCCCTAGTAAGCTCTTTGGCAATCGGCTTACCATCCTTTTCTTCCAGCACAATTTTTGCACTCACCGGCATTACTGGGGCTAAAGTTGATTTTGCTTGCGCTTCATAGGTAACAAGCTCACGGTTTTCATCGGCCTTAAACGTAAGGTTAATGGTTAGCTTTCTAGGCTTTTTAGGGTCAGTGTTCAGGTCCAAGATGTTACCCATAATCTTTGTGAATTCGTTAGTAACTTGTTCGAGGATTGCTCCCTTTGCCATTTCCAATACGCCAGTTTCAACAGTTTGCATTTTTATTCACACTCCTATATTTTATTTTGAATTACTATATTTGGGTTATGATGGGCTACGAATATTCACCATAGGCATTGCCTCTCAATCAAGAATCAGTTTGATGAATAGCTGTATGACGTTTGAGATTCAAATAAAGTCATTTGATAGAGAGCAGAATTTTAAACCAATATCTCTTTAGTTTCTGGCTTTGGATATTTCCTCCGGGTATCAGCATGACATTTTATGCACAACCATTGAACATCTAAAGGTTTAGAATAGTCGGGGTGATGTCCCTCAAGGTTTGGCGTTTCCTTGCCACATTTAAAGCATTTCTTCACTTAAATTCCCCCATCAGAACGGTATTGAGTCATCGCCAAGATTAACTTCATGCCCGAGATTACTGGTATTACTAGGTTTACTTCCTTCGCTATCCTTCGGGCTCAAGAACTGTACTTCGTCAGCAATAATGTCTGTTGAATATCTTTTTTGGCCCTCTTTCTCGTAAGAGCTAATTTGCAAGGCCCCTGAGACTCCGGCCAATTTTCCTTTTGTCAAATGATTAGCGCAAAGTTCAGCGAGTGCCTTAAACGTTTTGATCTGTATGAAATCAGTTTCTCGTTCTCCTTGAGCATTTTTGAATCTTCGGTCTACAGCCAAAGTAAAGGTACAAATCCCTACTCCAGATTGGCTGTATCTAAGTTCAGGGTCTCTGGTGAGCCGGCCTATTCCATTCCACTTATTCATTGTTCTTCCTCCTTATTTTCCACTACATAAGTTGCTTCCATATCTGCCATGTGCAGCAATACAGCCAAAGGATATTTCTTATACGCTTCCTTATAATTCTGAATAATGAACTGTGCCTGTTAGCTGTTTTGTGCTTCGACAATATGAACATACTTCAGACCGTCTTGGCTCAACCTTGCCAGATTTAACATCCAGAATATGAGGCATGTTAGCCTTAATATCATCAAGCTCTTGGATGTACCGTTCTGGCCCTCTCATATCAACAACAGCCTTATCCGGATAATCCTGCTTAGAAACTGCAACGATGTAAAAATCCAGCCAATCTTCGGGTTCCCTGCTATTTGCTATTCGTTCAACCTCACAATAAATTGCTGCCTGTGTTACATAATCGTAGTGTTCAACGAAATTTAACTTTGTTCGGTATTCCTCACTCCAATAATGTTCAATGATGCTACGAGTTGTCTTAAGATCGGCAATACGGCGTCTTTCGGGGTTGTAAGCGTCTAGCATAACCTTCCACCAACAGCCAAACATTTCAGCCGTAAATATGACTTCTTTTTGTCCTTCAAGCGTATATACGGCAAGGGGATCATTTTGCAAAGTTCCGATCATAGCATCAGCTTGAGTAAATTTTTGTAGAAGTTCCCCATTTTTCTTAAACATTTCAGGATGATTGGCTATAAATTCTCCTTGAGCATTTTCATTCCAGCTATGAACGTACTGACCAACAAGTAAAGCGTCTGATACATCCTCAGTCCATTCCCCGCGCAAGGAGGCCATTACAGCCGCCTCACACTTCAAAAAATCAAGATATTGGCCACGACTCAT